CGATCGCCATGGGCGGGTGGTTGGGCAGGGCCGAGGCGACCTGGGTTGCCCCTGACCCGTCCTCGGCCGGCCAGTACGCCACGATCGCGGTCCGGGACGGGTGGGTCAGGTCCCGGTACAGAGCGCTGCGCAGCGGGCTGGCGCCCTGGTCGAGGCGGCGCAGGATGCCGGATGCCTCCAACGGGACCACGACGTCGGTCTCCGACAGGTCGGGCACCGGCGGCCAGCCGGGGACCTCGCCGTAGAAGCGGTAGTCGCGGTCATCGATCACAGCCTCGCCGGCCAGGGTCCACACGTGACACCCGTGGCGCCGGCCGCCAGACCGGTGAAATCCGGGTCGGCGATCAACGACCCGCCGCCGCGGACCTCGACGCCGAAGATCCGGCCGGTCACCGCGGACGCCGTCAGGTCGGCGACATTGCCGAGCTCGACTGCACCCGTGGAGTTGTGGACGCTGGTGGTGCCGGCCCCGGTCACCGGGTCGCCGAGCTGCTCCCACGACCCGCTCAGGCTCGACGCGGTGAAGAACGTCACGACATGCCCCCCGAAGCCGTCGTCGACATCCAGAGCCGCCCGGACCGCCAGGCGCCCGGACGGGGCGGGGACAGGCGCGGTGGACTCGACGAGCAGCCGGGAGGGGAGTGTCCCGTCCGGTGACCACGCCAAATTGAGGAAGCCGCCAGCGCCCACGATCAGTGCCCAGCCACGCTGGTCGCCGGTGGACTCGTACTGGCCGATCAGGTCCTGGGTCCTCATCCACCACAACGTGTCGACCTCGACGCCCACGTCCAGGTCCCCGGAGAAGGTGAGCCCGGCCGCATCCGGACAGGAGGCCAGGTCCCCGGCCCCGCCCGGCAGGGACAGGTAGGACTCGCCGTACGGCACGCTGTTCCGCAGCAGGGTGTTCCGGCCGATCAGCCCGTAGTACTCGCTCAGCGGGTTGCGCGGGGAGTACTTCCCGCCGGTGTTGGCCAACTTCAGGCGGGCGGTCGAGCGGTCCACCCGGGACGCCTCATCGCGCCGACCGCGAGTGATGGTGATGCGCTCGTCCAGCCGAACGTCGCTGGTGATGTCGGTCCACTCGCCGTCGACCAGGATCTCAACCCGGGCGTCCAGCGGGCTTTCGGGGAAGGTGGGGAACTCGCCGTCGCCTGCGGCCGTCAGGGCGCTGGCTCCGGTGATGGCGGCCGTCCCGGCGGTGGCCTTGGCCCCGGACCCGGTGAGGGCTCCGGCGCCGGTGATGGTGCCGGACGGGGCGGCCAGCTTGTAGGTGGCGATGCACCCGGAGGACGCGGCGGCGGCCGACAGGGTCCCTGTCCCCTGCTGGGCGCCGGTCGCGGAGACCTGGGTGTAGGCGGCCTGCATGCCGCGCGGTGTGGCCGGGTTGGTGGTGCTGACCTGCGCGGTGGAGTCCCATCCGCCGACGTCCGTGACGTTCTGGGAGGACCCGCGGCCGAAGCCGAACACCGCGTACAGGAACTCGTCGTCCTGGGTGGTCGTGGCGGTGGTGCCCGTGCTCAGCGCGGTCGAGCTGGCAGTGGCATGGTTGGCCGCGGTCTGGTCCAGAGGGGAGGCGTCCAGGCCGGTGATGTGGTCGGCCTGGAGCATCCACCGGGAGCGACCGGCGGCGATGGTGACGGTGATGGTGTCGCTGGCCTGCAGCTGCGTGGTGATGGTGCCGCGGATGATCGCGACCGACGCCGCGCCGGATCCGGTGCCGGCGGTGATGTCGACGGTGTAGGTGTTGCCCTGCTCGTCGACCACCGAGGAGATCGTGGGGATGACCGCGGTGTCGTTGGACCACGCGACGGCCAGCAGTACCACGTCCCCGACCGGCACCACCGAGCCGACGGACACCACACCGACGGTGTTGGTGGCCTCGACGGTGGCGGTGCCCAGCAGCGCGACATGGCCCATGTCAGGTCAGGGTCACGTCGGCGTCGGAGAGGGTGTACGTCCCCTGGGCGGCGAACACCTCGGATGCCGACAGGCTGCCGCCGCCGTAGAACGTGCCGCCGGACGACGCCGACCACAGGCCCCAGTGCGAGTACGTGCCCGCGGGCACATCGAACACCGGAGCGTTGCTGGAGTCGAGGCCGCCGCCGGACGCCGCGTTCCAGGTGATGGCCTTGCGCGCGTACGCCGGGCTGCCGCCGGTCGCCTCGTTGGCCCCGGTGGTGCTGGGGTCGCCGGTGTGCAGGCTTGCGTACACCGCCACCGTGGCGAGCTCGTCGAGCATCACGTGCTTACCGGCATTCGACAGTGGCATCGGTTCCTCCTCAGCTGCCCAGCACGATCTGCACGTCGCCGCCCCGGGTTCGGATCTCCTCGCGCAGCGGGTCGATGACGGCCTCGCCGATGCGAGCCCCGCCCACGTACACCGCCAGACTGATCGGCCCGCCCCCGGCGCCGGCCATCGAGCGGGCGGGCATCGCCAGGCGAGGGGTCGGCATTGCCGGGGCCGAAGCCGGGGCGGGCGTTGCCATGCCCTCGACCCGGCCAGAGTTGATCGCGTGCAGCAGTTCGTAGTGCTGCTCGGTCGCCGCGGCGTTGACCACGAACTCGCCGTTGCTGACCCGGGCCAGGATGCTGTCGGACGTCCCGGTACCAGGGCCTCGGACCTTCCCGCCGGTGGGGAACCCGACCGGGCCGCCGTCGGCGAACGCGGGCACCAGCCCGCCGTGGCGGAAGTTCATTATGGCGAGCGCGGCCGTGTTCGCGGCGTTGATCACTTGGGCAATCGCAGACAGCGCCTGGCTGTTGTCCGCGGTGATCCGCATGGACTTCCCGGGCGGGATCTGGTTCGCCTTGGTCCTGACCAGGCCGAGCTTGTCGGCCGCAGCCTCCGCCGCCTTGCGGGTCTGCCCCAGCCCCACGGCGGCCGCGATGAACTTCTCGCGCGCCCGGGCCATGTGGGCGGACACGGCCGCCGTGCTGGCGCCGTTGGCCGTCATCGCGTCCGCGGCCGTCAGCGCGGTCCTGGCGATGTTGTTCAGGGCTGCGGCGTTCGCCCGACCCTTCTCGGTGTTGATGTTGAGCGTGGCGCCGTTCTCACGGATGCTCGCGGTGGCCGCGTCGATCGCGGCCTCGAATTGGATCGCGGCCTCGCGCGCCGACAGCTCCCCGCCGACCAGCTCCAGCAGGGACGTCTTCAGACCCCTGGCCGCGTAGTCGGCCAACTGCGTCTTCGCGGCCAGGTTGCCGTGCTGGGTGGACAGGGCGCTGGCATGGGCGACCTGCAGTTGGACGGCGGCGCCGAGCTGTCGCATCGACGCCTCGACCGACGGGACCTGCTCACCACCACGGCCCATTGCCCGCTGCAAGTCATCCCAGGCGCGGCCGGCAATGCTGAGTGGGTTCGTGAAGGTCAAGACGGTCTTGGCCAGCCATGACAGCGCCGGGATCAGCGGGCCGATCGCGCCCGTGGTCGAGGACAGGTGCCCGGAGAAGGCGTTCATCGCGGGGTAGACGTCCATCAGCACGCCGACTAGCTGGCCGGTGACGCCGGCCAGCGCGGAGACGTCCTCGACCATCCGGGCGAGCTGGTCGGGGTTGCGGGCCGTGGCATCGGCGATGGCCTGCAGTCCGCTCGCCACGTTGGCGAAGATCTTGGGCGCTCGTAGGCCGAGCTGCTGCAGTACTTCGGTGAACGCGGCGGCGAAGGCTTCCAGGACGGGCCGTAGCTCCATCAGCCCGGACCCCAGGTCGCGCACGAAGCTGCCGACCACGGGCGCCAGGTCGGCGAAGATGCCGGTCAGGGTCGGCTTGAAGCCTTCGAACACCCGTTCGCCGACGTCGGCGATTTCCATCCAGGTCTGCTCGAAGGGCTTGGCCATGCCCTTCAGGTCTTCGAGCACGTCATGCTGCAGCTGGGCGAACCGGGACTGTACCTGGTCGGCCTGGGCTGCGACCTTCAGGCCAATGCCGGCCAGCGCTCCGCCAACGCCGAGGGCGATGGCCCCGCCGGCCGCCGTGGCCAGGGCCGGCAGGGCGAGCAGCTTGGGGGCGATGCCGCCGATCCCGCCGGCGCCGAGCAGCTGCGTCAGCATCCGGGATGCCCGCATGCCGCCGGACTCGATCTCCTCGAACGCCCCAGACCCGTCGTCGCCCAGGTCGCCAAACCTGCGACGCATGTCGGCCAGCAGGTCGTTGTGCTCGCGGGTGGCCCCGGACGCGCGCAACGCGGCCAGGCGCTGCTGCGCTGCGGCGAGCTCCGCAGCCTGTGCGGCCTCGCGCTGCTCCTCGGCCAGCTCCTCGGCGGCCTGCTCGGCGGCGCGGGACGCGGCGGCCTGCGCGGCGAGCACACGGGTCAGCTGCCGCTGCGCCTCGGCCTCGGCCTCGGCCGCCTCCTCGGCGGTGATCTCGCCGCGGGCCAGCCGCTCGGCCGCGTTGGCGGCGGCCTGCTGGGCGGTCTCCAGCCGCCGCATCGCCGCGGCCTGCCGGTCGGCCTGCTGCGCGGCCCGCCGCTCGGCCCGCTCCAGGTCCCTCAGTTCCCGGTCGAAGGCGTCCGCACTGGCCGAGGCTGCGCGGGCCGCCCCGTCGAAGCTGGAGGAGTCACCCTCGATGTCGATGCTGAGCCGGCGTGTGACCATCTCACCGCCTCCGCTTCAGGCCGACCTGGACACCGGCGGCAGGCTTGTCGCCGAGACGGGCGCGCTCACGTTCCACGACCCGGCACCCGTGGCATACGTGCTGCTCGGCCGTGTACGCGCCGGGGTGGCCGCCTTGGCTGGGATCCCACTCCTCTGGCCGGGTCCCGCACCCGCCGCACGTCTGCCGCTCCCGTATCAGCGACCACACGGCCTTCTCGCGGTCGTCGGCGTCCCAGGCCAGGAACTGGCTGTGCGGGATGCGGTAGTGGTGGCAGACGGCCAGCTCGATCTCCAGCTGCGCGTCGACCCTCAGTCTTTTGGGATGCCCCCACCGATGCCACGGCTGTTGACGAGCAGTGCGGCGGTGGTGATCCCGGTCCGCTCACCGTTGGTGAGCTGAGGGAACACCTCCTCGCGCCACTGCTCGGTGGTGAGGTCGCCCTGCACGCCGGCGATGAACAAGGCCTCGGCGAGCGCGGGCATGTCGTACGGCTCGTCCTTGCCCTCGCGGGTGGGGTGATCGGCGGCCAGGCGCTCGAACTCGGCAGGGGGTACGGCCGAGATGGTGACCGGCTCGTAGCAGGCGGCCAGCTTCTCCTGCGCGGCGGCCAGGTCCGCCTCGGCCTGCTCGATGGCTGCGGCAGCGTCCTCGTCGTGCCGGTACGCGGTGGCGGTCAGCGCCTCGCGGGCTTCTGCGACGGCCGCCCGGGCCGCGGCCTCCTCTTCCGGGTCGACCGCCCGCAGGTGGTAGACCGTGGTGGCCAGCTTCCGGGTACGCAGGCGGGCCAGCCCGCCAGCCGCCTTGGTCGCCTCGTCGGCGCTGCTCATAGGGGTGTCCTCTCAGGCGAATCCGTGGCGGCGCAGGACGTCGTCCACCGACCGCGTGATCTCGGTGACCACGGTCTCTTTGTGCTGCTGGAAAGCCGGGCCCAGGAACGGGCGGGGCACCTGCGTGTACCAGTGCTCGCGGTCGCCGAACAGCGGGTGGCGGAAGTCGCGCGGGCCCTCGTACAGCGGGGCGTGCGGGACCTTCCGCACGTTCACGGCGATGGTCACCGCCGTCGCCGACCGGCTGAGCTTGGTCGTCAGCTTGGTGTTGCGGGGGATGCGCGAGGACCATCGCGCGTTGCGGCGGGCGGCCATCAGCATCGGCTTGGCGCCGTTGCGCAGCGCCGGCCGCAGTTCCTTGCGCAGCGTCTGCGGCATCAGGTCGAAGTCGGCGATCAGCGCACCGAGATCGGCTCGCCGGATCGGCATGTCAGCTGGTGCCCCGGGCCAGGGGTCCGTTGCCCGGCCACGTCACGGACGTGGTGGACAGGTCGCCCACACTGCCGTCCAGCGGGGAGTACTCGTTCATGAGGACGTTCCCGGAGAAGGCCGGGTTCGTGGCGCTGGTCGACCCGCTGGCGCCCTTCACGGTCACCGCCACGGACGTCCCCAGCAGCGGCCAGAGGGTGGCGTCCACCGCGCTGGCGTCGAAGTCCTGGTGGAAGGTCAGCTGCAGTGACCAGTCCTTCAGGCCGCCCAGCCGGGACCGCCAGCCGGCGCCGAAGGTGGTGTTCTCCACATCGTCCACCTCGACGGACACGGTGGCGCTGGAGATCCAGTCCGACAGGTCATCTCCGTCGACCGTGACCACGGCGTCGGTGTACACGAACTGGGTCATCAGGGCTCCTCACATGCGAAAAGCCGCCCACGTGGGACGGCTCGGGGTCTGGTCGGGGGTCGGCTACTGGATCGCGAGGGCCACGGCGATGTCGAACTCGCCGTCGATGTCGTCGACCATGACGCGCCACCACGTGTCGGTGATCGATCCGGCCACCGGGGTCACCCACGTGCCGCCGGCCGCGGTCAGCGGGCCGATCGTCGCCCGGGTGGTGGCCGACCCGAACGTGTCGTCGGCGTCGGACTCGATGATCAGGGTGACGTCGGTGCCCGCGCCGAACACGTGCACGGTCGCGTACAGGTGCTGGGTGGAGCTGATCGCGCCGAGCTGCAGCTCTGACCCCACGGCGCCGGTCGCGTCGACCGTTTGCCGGGCGGCGATCACCTGGCCGCGGGCCACGCCGGCCGTGCTGGTGCCCATCATCGAGACCGTGAACGGGGCCATCTCGCCCAGCTCGCCGAACATCTCGTAGCTGAACTTGCCCATCTGCGCCATGTACGCCACCGACCCGGCCGCGCCCGTGGGCGTCACCGTGACGGCCTCGCCGCCGGCGCCCAGGGTGGAGAAGACGTGCGGGTCGACCTGGCCGTCACCGGCCTGCCAGTAGCCCTCCAGGTCGGCTGAGACGGTCTTCAGGCCGCCCTTGCGGGTCCGCCACCCGCCAGCGCAGAACGTGGTGTTCTCCTGGCCGTCGGCCGCCAGGTTGAAGGTGAGCGTGTTCAGGTCGCAGGTGAAGTCATGGCCGCCCATCCAGGTGGCGACCTCGGTGAGAACGAACTGGCCCATGTCCCCTCACGATCCGGGCGCGACGACCCGCAGGTCGAACACGCCCCCGTAGTAGCCGATCAGGCCGACCTCCTCCATGCCGAGCGGCTGGAAGCTGTCGACCACGCAGTCCTCCACCACCCCGCCGAGCGTCCGATCGCCCTCGATCGCCGCCGGGATCGACTTCGCGCCGATCGGGTTGGCGTACTCGGCAAGCGCCGTCTGCCCCACCCGGTCCAGCGCGGCCGAGGTCAGCACCACCACCTGCGGCTGCAGCAGGAACACCCCGCGGCGGAACGTGGCCCGGTAGGAGTCGATCGGCGGGCAGCCGACCACCGCCTGCGGCGGGTTGACCTGGTCGGCGATGTAGTAGGTGACGCGCAGGCCGTCGATGGTCTTCAGTCGGGTCTCGATGCCCTGCATCACCTGCAGGATCGTCACGGCCGCCATCAAGCCACCAGCACCCGGTTGCGCACGTACGGGGACACCCGCAGCCACACCTCAGGGTTCTGCCGGGCACGGACCCGTCCATATTCCGAGTAGCCCGACACCCCGAACGGGGCCGACTTCAGCTTGAAGATGTCCTCGGCCAGGATCAGCGTCGCTTCCTTCACCGGGGCGGGGACCGCCGCCCAGCCCCACCGGGCGGTGACCTGCAGACTTGCTCGCCTGCTCGCGCACGGGAAGTAGCGGTCGATGCCCCGGATGCGCCAGTACGGCCAGCCGGGCACCCCGTCCACGATGCCGCCCAGCGGGGCGAGCTCGTAGTCGGTGGTGTTCCAGGTCGTCCCGAACGTGCCGGCCCCGGCCGCGTCCGTGGCAACGATCAGACCGTCGGTGGTGTGGAAGTCGTCCACGATCGCCAATCGCGGGTGGTCGATGTGGAACACCCGCGCGCTGGCGCTCCCGGCGTCGTTGAACTGCCGGTTGCAGCACTGCTCGATGCCCTTGGACGCCACGGCCAGCACGGCGGTGAGCTGGGTGTCCTCGGTCGTGTCGCCGATGCCCAGTCGCGCCTTGACCTCCAACAGGGAGGCGTAGCTGTCACCGAGGGCCATTGTCGCCTCCGAACTGGGCGTCGAAGGTCTCCTCGTCGAGGAACAGGCCGCCCTTCTCGTGGGTGGTCTTCACCGAGGTGTCGACGTGCACGGACAGGCCGACGCCGGCCAGGCGGACGCAGAAGCTCAGGTCTTCGCTGAACGTCCTCGGCTTTCCCTTGTCGCCGGTCGGGTGGACGATCGGGTCGAACCAGGCGTCGCCGTAGCGCTCGCGCACCTGCTCCAGCGCGCCGCGGTGCATCAGCAGGCACGCCGCGCCGGTCCCGGCGACCTGGACGACCTGGCCGCGCTGGTAGTCCGGGATCGGTCGGAACCCGACCTCGTCGTCGAGCTCCAGGTACTCGTACACCGTCGGCTGGATCCGCATGCGCTCGGCGTAGAAGTCGCCGGTGCGCTGTCGTTTCATGGCGAAGCACAGGCCGCCCATCACCGGGCGCAGCTCGGGGTCAGCGGCCTTGATGAGCCGGTCGACGGTGTCCGGGGCGAAGCCCATGTCGGTGTCGACCATCCACAGCCATTCGGCGTCGTGTAGGTCGAGGAACGCGCGGGCGATGTCGTTGCGGCCGGCGGCCACGCCCATCGCGCCCACGATCTTGCGCATCTCCCCGCCGCCAGGTCGGATGATGCGCTGCGCGGTCGCCGCGTCGTACAGGCACAGGTCCCGGTACGACAGGCCGAAGCACGCCGACCACTGGCCGGCGTCCATGAACCCGACGAGAGCAGCTCCCTCGCTCACGAGCGCTTCGGCACCCGTCGCGCGGTGGTCCGCTTCTCACCGGGCGCCCGGGTGGCCTGCTCGACCGGGGCGTCCTGCTGCTCGCGGTCGGCGTCGCTGGCGAACAGCCAGGGGTACTCCTTCACCAGCGGGTCGTCGTCGCGGTAGGGGTCGGAGGGGTTCGGGGTGACGAGCGCCCCGGACTCGGGGTGACGGACCGCCACAACCTCGTTGGCACGTACGTAGCCCATGGCCTCACTCCTTCTGCTGTGATCGCTCGATGTAGTCAGCCGCTGCGCGGAGCCTTGCCGGGTCGTCGCCGAGTTGGCCGATGCCCATGTTGCAGGCGGTACACAGAAGGCCACGGACCTTCAGTGAGTTGTGGCAGTGGTCGACCGCCCACTTGGTCAAACTTCCGCCCGGCTCGTCGACCCGGCAGATTGCGCACCGGCCGCCCTGCTCTTCCAGTAGGGCGTTGTACTGCTCAAGCGTGATGCCGTACCGGTAGTTCAGGAAGTACGCATGGCTGCGCTCATTCCAGCCTGCGCGCGCCTTTCGGCGCATTTCCCGGCCTGCCGGGGTGCCCGCGTGTTCGGCCTGGTAGTCCACCTCGCAGGGCGAACACCAGCCCTTGGGCTTCCCGCTGGACCGCTTCTTGAATTCATCGATCGGGCGCATTGCCGAACAGCGTGGGCACCATTTGGTCGTGGCGTCCGGCCGGTGGGCTTCTGCGCGCTTGATGACGAGGGGGTCGCCATGGCGCTGCCAGCGCGTGTAGTGCTTTGAGCACCACCCACGGGTGAACTTCGGATTGTCGCATCCGTCGATTGAGCAGACCGGCGAGTTCGGGGGGTCCTCCATTCCCCGAACTCTACCGGACTACTGCTTGGGATAAGACTTGGGCTAGGCCGAGGTCTTGTCCTGGAGGAGCCGAAACGCCAGGTCGTTGACGCTGTCGGCGCCGGAGCGGAAGTGCATGTACCAGGCACGGCGCCCGTCGGGCAGGTTGTTCGCCGTGTTGAACATGTGCGGGATGAACTCGATGGAGGTCGAGCCCGGCTTGTCGACGACCACGTAGTTGGAGAAGTCGCCGAACGCGATCTCGTTGTCGTTGGCCGTGGTCGTCTGAACCGACGGCGCGTCGTCGGACTCCACCATCGGCCGGCCCAGTAGCCGGTCGGAGACCGGCTGGGTGAGGTCGGTGGTGTAGCTCGCCGACACCGCGGTGCCCAGCGCCTTGATGGCCAGGCTGTAGAGCGGGTTCATCAGCCACGTGCCGCGCCCGCGCCACCGCACCGGGACGGCCCGGTACAGGCCGTGGATGTCCACCAGGCCGATCGTGGCCGCCGTGGTGCTGATGACCTCGACGTTGGTGTTGGCGTCCAGCGCGGTGAAGATGCCGGTCGGCTGACCCGAGCCCGAGCCGGTCGCGTGGGCCGCGCCCTCCAGCCGGTCACGGGAGTCGGCCAGGATCATCGCCACGTCGCCGGTGAGGCCGGGGATGTCCTCGAACGCCTCGATGGAGGCCTGGACGAGCGCCTGCGCCTTGTAGATCGGGATGGACACCGACGCCACGGGCGGGGTGTCGTCGGAGACCTCGACGAGCTCACCGTCCCAGGAGGCGGTCGCGCCGGCGGTGGTCACGCCGTGCCACACGTTGGCCCCGCCGGTCAGAGTCACCACGCGGGCGATCTGCCGGATGTTGTTGGAGCTCCCCGCATTGGTCATGATCAGCGTCGGGTCCAGGTGCGTCGGCACCAGGAAACCGCCCGCGGTGTTGGTACCCACGGCGATCGCCGCGCGCTCTTCGGTGGTCAGGAACGCGTCCCGACCGGTGATCATCTTGGCGAAGCCCTCGACGTACTCGTCGCGGGAGCGGGCCAGCAGGCCGGCCGCCCATGCGGTGTCGCTGCCGTGGCGGCGGACCAGCCGCTCGAAGTGCGCCTGGTTGTCGGCGCCCTCGATGCGGCCCTCGTTGGCGCGCAGCAGGCCGTCGGCCACGACCCGCCGGTACTCCCGGTCGGACTGGTCGGAGCGGCGCTCCAGCGCGGCGAACGGGTCGGAGGAGCGGATCACGTTGGGCGCGGCGGGCGGGGTGACCCGCTCGACGTGGCCGGGGGTGCCTGCCAACGC